GAGACAGGATGTGGAATGATTCTAGTTAGTCATCTACGCAGAGCAGAGGGGCGAGCACATGAGGAAGGAGGGAATGTTTCTCTGTCCCAACTACGGGGCAGTCATAGCATTGCACAACTATCTGATATGTGTATCGGACTGGAGCGATCACAACAAGCCGATGGAGATGAGCAGTATCTCTCTCACATCCGCATACTAAAGAATAGGTATACCGGAGAAACCGGGGCAAGTGGATTCCTACGCTTTCACCCGGCTACTGGTAGACTTCATAATCACGTAGACGAATTAGGAAATGGAGGAGACTTTTCTGAAATAGCATGAGTTCCGTAACATTTGATATCGAGGCTAATGGATTCCTCGATGAAGCAACAGAGATTCATTGTATCTCAATTAGTGAGAACGATGGAGAACCTAAATGTTTTAGTGGAGAAAGAATACCTTTCGCACTGAAGCATATAGATTCAGCAGAGAAATTGATAGGTCATAACATCATTGGATATGATCTCCCACTACTGAAGAAACTGTTTAACTTTACACCAAGACAATCAGTAGATATACGGGACACATATATTATATCACAGATGGTATGGCCCGATATCATAGGCAACGATACAGATACGAGTACAGAAATATTACCCAAAAAATATTGGGGACGGTACTCTCTAAGATCTTTTGGTTATCGCTTCAGGATGCATAAGGGAGATCTTGAGGATTTTAATCATTTCACCCCAGAGATGGAGGAATACTGTAATCAAGATGTACGTATCACGGTGAAACTCTGGGCTGCATGTGTTAATCGTGGGTGTACTATGATGGCTGTAAATCTTGAGATGGATTTCGCTCATCTTGCTCACTTGATGAATGAGAAAGGTATTGGTTTTAACACCAATAGTGCTTTTGATCTATACAACACTGTGAATAGAGAGAGAGAGAACCTCTTATCTACTCTCTCTACGCTAGTTCCTCCGAGAAAGGAGGAGCTAAGAACTCCTTCCTATTGGTTGGATCCTATAACAGATGTACAGTATCAAAAGAAAGGTGATGCCCCAGCAGCAGCGAGGAAGGACTTAGTCCGTGGTCCTAATAGAGTAAAGGAGCATGTGTTTAATCCTCTGTCTCGTCAGCAGGTAGCACAGTTCCTAATCTCTAGGGGATGGATACCAACGGCAACTACACCGACAGGTAAACCCCGTGTTGATGAATCTATTCTACAAGAGATACCAGATATTAAGGAAGCATACCAGATAGCCAAGCTCTATAGATTACAGAAGCTTCTTGCTATGCTCTATGATGGCAAAGAGGGATGGCTGAAACTTGTAAAGGATGATAGACTTCACCCTCGGTTGAAAACTGTGGGTACTGTCTCTGGACGCACATCCTGTGTTAGTCCGAATCTTCAGCAGGTTCCTAGTCCACGCTTAGCTTATGGCAAGGAGTGTCGAGAACTCTTCTATGCAGAGGATGCTCAGATGCTCGTCGGTGTGGATGCAAAGAGTCTTGAAGTCCGGTGCTTTGCTCATTATCTTTCTCTATACGATAGTGGTGAATTTGCTGAAGAGGTTATCGCTGGTGATATCCATGCTGCTAATGCAAAGATGATGGCATGTGATAGACAGGTAGCAAAGAACACATTCTTCGCATTGATCTACGGAGCATCCAGACAGAAGATTGCTGACATGCTTGGGTATACAGTTGCAGAAGCTTCAGACCTTGTTTCTGATCTATATGAGAGGAGACCAGCAATGAAGAAGCTGATGACTGCCGTGAAAGATAGAGCACTATCGTATGGGTATCTGAAAGGATTAGATGGAAGACGACTGTATCCACGGTCCATACATAGTAGTGTTAACCTGCTTATTCAAGCAGCAGGGGCGTGTGTCTCTAAGCTGGCTGCATTGAATATGCATCAAACCTTGGTGGATCACTGGATGGATGTCTATGATATAGGACTCGTGGGCTTTATCCATGATGAGATCATCATTGAAGTGCCAGAAGATACAGCAGAAGCTATCGTTATTGCTGGAGTTTCCTCATTCAAGAAGACTACAGGGCAGTTAGAACTGCGCTGTCCTATGGATGGGGACGGACGAATTGGAAAAACGTGGTATGATATTCACTAGATTATAAATATGAATAAACAAGAAGAAAAATATATAGACTCATTTGAGCCTGACTTTGATCCTGATCAATTACTATTAATTGATGCTGATATTATGTATCATCGCTCAGCCTATAGTGTAGAGAGGACATTTGACTTCGGGGGAAAAGAACCTAAACGGTTTACCGATGATGCTGAAGTCATAGCTCTCTTTACGAATCTGCTGCGTGGTGTGTGTAAGAACCTAGCCACTACACGTTTCATCCTGTGCTGGACGTTAAAGAAGAACTACAGAACAAAGGTGGACTCAAGCTATAAAGCGAATCGGGTGAACATCCGCAGACCTACGTGCTCTGATGAGGCGAAGGAATTTCTGATGCGTACATATCCAAGCATCGCTGTAGATGGATTAGAGGCTGATGATCTTATGGGATTAAACTCCGGTTCTTCTACTATTATTGTTTCTGATGATAAGGATCTTCTCACAATTGCTGGGTTACATTATCAGCCCCGGAAACCAGCGCGGGGTGTGTTCGGTGTTACACATAAGGAGGCAGACTATCTGCTATATACACAAATTCTTATTGGGGATCGTGCCGATGGGTACACTGGTATCCCCGGTGTTGGACCGAAAAAGGCCGAAAAAATTCTGGAGGCTGGAGGAGTTAATTGGAGAACTATCTTAAAAGCCTACGAAGACTATGGACTACACAACGAAGATGCCCTAATAACAGCAAGACTTGCACGAATCCTACGACCAGGAGAATACGATTGGACGGAGAACAAGCCGATACTCTGGAGCCCAGAATGAAACCTAAAATAACAAATAGAATTACATACCTGACGGTACAGACGAGTCGTGATCCAAAGAAGATTGAATATGGTATAACGATACTAATAAAAGATTCAAACAATAATGAATATACCTTTCGTAGTGCTAAGGTATATAAGTATGATGAGTCCGGGAAAGCCCACTTTGATCTAGAAGTGCTACAAGACCAGGACATCTAAGAATGACCCAATTATCAGAATCAGTATTAGAAGTGCTAAGGAACCATGAAAGGCTCTGCGACCATGCGTATGATATTCTCCACGATAAGATCAAGAATTACTCAGGTGATGGTGATGCCTTTACGAACTTTCGTAGGGTCGAGCAACTCCAGATCTGCACGACAGAGACGGGAATCCTCGCTCGTATTGCGGACAAATTTGGCAGACTCATCACCCATGTCAATAGTGAAGGAGGCTTGGTTGGTGATGAAACCTTTACTGACAGTGTTCATGATCTTATTAATTACCTCGTGTTCCTACATTGTATTGTTTCTGGCAGTGATGTAGATGACTGAGATACAAGAAGAACTAAAAGACTTTAGGAATTTCCTATATGTAACATGGAAACACCTGGGTCTTCCTGATCCCACACCAGTACAGTATGATATTGCAGAATATCTACAGCATGGACCTAGACGAAGAATGGTTCAAGCTTTTCGAGGTGTAGGTAAATCATGGATCACATCTGCCTTTGTTCTTTGGACTTTATATCTTGATCCAGAGAAGAAAGTTCTCGTTGTATCAGCCTCCAAGTCAAGGGCTGATGACTTTTCCACCTTCTGTCATAGACTTGTACGGGAGATGCCCGTACTCAAACACCTTATTCCAAATGAAGATCAAAGAACATCTAAGATTGCGTGGGATGTTGGTCCAACCTCCGCAGCCCATTCTCCTTCTTGTAAGTCTGTTGGCATTACTGGTCAGCTTACTGGTAGCCGCGCCGATCTTATTGTTGCTGATGATGTGGAGGTGCCTGGGAACAGCAGCACAGTGGGTGCGAGGTCTAAACTGGCAGACTCTGTTAAAGAATTTGAAGCAATCATTAAACCCGAAGTAGGAGAAATTGTTTTTCTTGGAACACCGCAATCTCAAGAATCTATATATACTGAACTCTCAGCTCGTAACTATGATGTCAGAATTTATCCAGCGAGAATTCCCGATGATGAAAAGATCTACGAGGGAATGCTTGCTGAGTATGTCAACGACCTTGAAGGAGGTGCTGGAACTCCAACAGACCCTGATAGATTCTCTGATGAAGAGCTACAAGATCGAGAAGCCTCCTATGGACGAACAGGATTCCAACTCCAGTTCCAACTAGATGTTCGGCTTAGCGATCTTGATCGTTATCCTCTACGTATATCTGATCTTATTGTTATGGATACCGACCCACTCCTGGGTCCAGAGAAAATCGTATGGGGCACACAAGAAGAGTGGATTGGACTACCAAACCTCGGCTTTAAACGGGATAAGTTCTACAGACCACAACGACTTGTGGGCGAAATCATTCCGTACTCTGGATCGGTCATGGCTATCGACCCAAGTGGACGAGGCAAAGATGAAACTGCCTGGGCAATCGTAAAGTATTTAAATGGTTATCTCTACCTCGTAGATTGGGGAGGAACCACTGAAGGATTTACGGAGCCGGTGATGCGTGGTCTAGCTACCTATGCTAAACAATATGAAGTAAACCTCATACTCACTGAGTCAAACTACGGTGGGGGTATGTTCAGTGAGCTACTCAAGCCCCACTTACATGAGCTATATCCATGTACAATTGAGGAGGTAACGGCGATGACACACAAA